AGGGACATGCCGGGAAGGTCGACGAAGGCCTGCTCGAACGTTGCCGAGCGCACCGAAGATGCCGATGCCGGAATGTCAGCTTGCGTGTACGGGTCCGCGTAGGCGCGCGCGGTGAAGAGCGGCATCAGTAGCCCTCGTAGGGCACGTAGTTCGCCGAGTGATCCATGCCAGCGAGGGCCTCGAAGGTGAACTCCACGCGGGTACCGTTTTCGCGGTACACCTCGCCCATGCCCTGCCGGTGCGGGATCTTGAGCACCACGCCCGTGCCATTCTCATTCGTCGTCCAGTAGCCAGAGCGCGCGATCAGGTTTCGCATGTCCTCCTGGGCGGCCTCCGGTGTCGAGAACGGCAGCACGCCGCTCACGATGAACTTTCCCGACTTCGCGAGTGTCGCCTTCTGCGTGTTGAGCGAGAGCGTGATGATGTCCTCATCGTAGGTCGCAGGGATGCGAAGCCCATCGGTGAAGTGGTACTGATCGTTGATGACCTGGGATGCGGCATTGCGCGCGGCATCGGCCGGGGACGCTCCCGCGGCAGCCAGGCTCTGCGCGAAAAGGCGCGTCGCCTCGAAGTGCTCGGCGTAGCGGTCGGCGAAGTCCGGCTGGTCGGAAAGCGTGCTTGCGAATTCGGCAAGCTCGGTGCGCACCGCCTCGTCGATCTCGGTGCGCGTCTTCTCGGGCACCGTCTTCGCAAGGTTCTCTTTTTGCGCGTAGGCGGCATCCAGGCGCTGGGCAGCGGGCGGCAGCATGTTGATGAGCACGCGACCCATGCCGTCGAGCTTCGGGGCGACCTCGCGCATCACATCGACGTAGTCATCGCCGTACGCGGCCTGCAGCGATCGCAGGACCTCGGTGCGCTGGGCGGGCTTGTCGACGTTGTAGACGAGCGCGGCGGCGATCTCCGTGCGTTTCGCATCGGAGAGGAGCTTGGGCTCGGCGATCCCCAGGGTGGCCTGCTGGGCACGCAGAGCGCCGAAGTACATCGGAATCTGCGCTGGATCCTTGGCGGCCGCCTCGTGAAGCGCGGCGATGTTGGGATTGCGCGATTCGAGCACCGCGACCGGGTTCTCCTCGAGCGCCTTTCGCTGCCGGGCATAGATCTGCACCGCGGCTTCGTAGTTGCCCTGCGCCTCGTGGGCGCCGTCTTGAGTCTTCGGCTTCAGCACTTCGAGGGTTTTCGCGGCCTCCGCGGGCGTCTGGTAGGCAGCTTCGCCCGCGACGTCGAAGATCTTCCAGCGCGCCTGATCCTTTCGGTACCGCTCGCCACCCTCGGACCCGTACGCGGCGACATAGCGTGAGCGCTCAGGCAGCGCTGCCGGAAGCCCGAGCGCGCGGGCGGTGAAGGCGTCCTGCGTGTCGGCGCGAAGCGTGTCCTGGGCCTCGGCACGAGCCGCACGGGCCTGTTGGTCGAGGCGGTTGATCTCCGACTGCGCGCGCGAACGGGCACGCTCACGCTCATCCAATCCCATGCCGGCAATCGCGCTGTTCTGGGTCTTCTCGTTGTTGAGTTCCTTCAGCGTGCCGCGCGGGTCATTGCGGATCATGCCGTCGACGGCGGCAACGGAGAGCGCCTGGCTTGCGCTCTCGGCGGCCTTCACGCGCTGCTCGGCGGTGAGCCCCGAGCCTGCGATCGCGGTCAGCACCTCGGTGTGGATCTTGTCGAAGTCGCCGGGGCGGAAGTTCACCGCGGTGCGTGCGCTCTCGACGCTGCCCTCCAGGCGGTTCACGCGGTCGGCGGTGGCCGATCCCGTCTCGAAGCGCTGGGCGTCTTCCTGAAGTCCGAGCCTCACATCAGCGAGCCGGGCCTTCAGCTGCTCGCGCGAGTGCTGCGTCTTCGCGCGCTTCACCCGCTCCTTGGCATCGGCGTCGAAGTCGGCGAGCACGGACTGCGTGAAGCCTGCCGCGCCTGCCGGGGCTTCGGCTTGCCGGCGCTGCAATTCGGTCGACCAGTGGCTGCGCGCGCTCTGCAGGTCCTCGTTCGCCGACACCAGCGCGGCTTCCTCAGCCTCGCGCTCCTTTCGGGCTTCACGCCGCTCGATGTCGTTTGCGATCTGCGCGCCGAGCTGGGTGAACGCGGCCGCGCCAGCATCGCTCTGCGGACCTGGCCCGAGCGGCCCTTGAGCGCTCGTGCGCTGCTGGTATTCGATGAGGGATGGCATCAGCTCGCCCCGTACATGCTGGAGGCAATGGAGCCGACGCCCGCGATGAACTGTGCGTCGGCATTGCGCCGGACGGACTTCGCATCAGCTTCGAACCCGCGGCGGCGCATGCGGCCGTGATAGCGCACGTTCAGCCGATCAAGGAATGCGAGCGTTTCCGACTGGTGCAGGAGCTTCGCGGCAGAGCCCTCATACCCACCGCCGCTCTGTGCGATCTGCGCAGCCTGGCGGCCGGCGATCTGGCGGTACTCGCGGCTCAGGGCGTCAGCGTCGGCCACTGACTGGGCCTCAGCAGCGCGGCCTTGGGCGCGCAGCAGCTGGGCGTTCTTGTGCCCCTGCCGCTGCTGCATCGCCATCCCGAAGATCTGAAACATCAGGCAGCCCTCTCGTACCGGAACTGCTCGAAGCCTGCGACAGTGAAGCTACCTGTGTTGGTGAAGCCCAGGTGTTCGAGCAGGCGGCAGCCCTCGGTGAAGGTCATGTCCACGTTCGCGTAGAGCCAGCCGAAGCCGCCGATGAAGCGCCGCGCCGCGATGAGTAACTCGCGACGATGTTTCGCGCACCGCTCATCGACGACGCCCCAGAACTCGACACCTCCCAGCGCCCCACCGCACGCAATGGGGCGACTTTCCGCCCAGAGAGTGACCGCCGGCCACGCCGAAAGCTCTGCCACGTGCTCGCGCGTGATGGTCGCCAGCAACTCCCGCTCGCTCGCGGACTTAGGTTTCAGTCCCCCGAGGTGCGAGGGATGGAATTTCGTGACGTTCATGCGGGGCCACCGACGCCCAGGCGCGGCGCGATCGCGGTCAGCGTCATCGGCAGCGGCTGATCCTGCCGAACCTCGATGTGGCAGTCCGCGTTATATTCGCCTTCGAAGCGCACATCCACGGTCTGGCTCCTGATCGGCTCAGGGGATCCCATCGGGGTGCTCGTCGTGCGAAAGCTCAAGTTCTCCAGCCGCCCGCCGTACTGCCCGCACTTGCCGCCGAGCGTGTCGACGAAGCGCACGCCGGCGCCGTCTGGGCGTTTGACCTTGCCTTGGCTCGTGCCCGCGGGCATCGGCACCTCGATGCGCATGGACACCCAGCGCGAGGAATACGGCAAGCCCACCTGCACGACGCTGGCCGCGCGCGCGAGAGTGATCGCGCCGGCCGTCACCACGGGGTTCGGCGAGACCACCGCGCCATCGGCGAGCACGTGCACGGTTTCGCCTTCGAGGTGATCGAGGCCTGAGATCGTGGTCGCCGCCGCGCCGTCGTAGGTGAGCCCGCTGTCGACGTAGAAGGCGTCCTCCTGGTCATCGCCCTCGGTGCCGTCTTCGTCATCGCCCTCCCACGGCGCCTCCATGACTTCGATGTAGCGCTTCGTCTGCCCGTTGATCGTGCGGCGCACCTGAAGCCAGAGGTCCTCGCGCCCACCGTCAGGGCTCGGCAGCGAGATCACATCCTCGACGACCGCGTTGGTGCCGCCGACGGGATGACGGCCGAATCCTGCGACCTGCTGCTCCTGGTCGAGCGTGAATCCCACCAGCAGCCCATCGGCGCGCACCGCCCAGAGCATCGAATCAGGCTCGCCCTGGTAGCACATGGTGATGATGCCGGAGCGGGTGATGCGGGCATTGAGCACGGTCTGGTCGGTTGAGACGTACCGCTCGCGCTCGATGTCGAAGTCCATGGAGAGGATCTTTCGCCCGGCGCGCTGCATGTAGAGAAGCGAGGTACCGACGGCCACGGGCTGCACGCCGCGACACCTGCGAGCCGAGTGGCGCACCACCTGGAAGTTCGAAGGCGACAGTGGTGCATTCGGGTTCTGCTCGCCGCCCACATGCTCGCCGCCACCGGTGCCGACGATGAGCACCTCACCGCCCTCCACCCACAGGATCTCGTTCACGTCCTGGCCGTTCACCGGGAAGTTGATGGCGTTGTCGTCGCGCACCTCGTTGAAGAAATCCTCCGCCATATTCTCGAAGTCGGCGGGCACGGAGAGGTTGAGCCCCAGGCGCGTCGCCCAGCACAGGCGGTTCTTGAAGATCGTGACCGAGGAGGGGTAGCCCGTGGTGTCCGACCAGGCGCCGAGCTGCCAGCGACGCGTCGCATTGCCGCTGCCAACGACACCTGCCGGGAAGTGATTGACGCCGCTGTCCGGGTCGGAAAGCACCGTGGCGGTTGCCGTGTTGGCATCGGTCACCGCGGTGATGCGGGCAATGCCGTAACCGCAGTCCTGGTACTGCCACTCGACGCCACCATCGCCATCGAAAGCCTTGCCGCGATCGTGGATCGGGGCAAAGGTCATCGTGGTGTCGCTGTTCAGGGCCTTGTAGGTCTTGCCGTCTGATGTGCGCAGATCGTTGGTGAGGATTGCCGCGTTGGCTTCCCACGGCTTCTCGAAGTTCTCGCTCTCCAGGCGAATGAGGCGCCCGACATCGGTCGCGGCGAATACCGCGGCGGAGGCCTCAAGGGTGACAGAGCCCGTCTGCCCGCTCGCGTAAATGGTGAGTGCGAGGTCGGAATTGAGCGAGCCGAAGGGCCCGTTGACGGGCTCGTAGATCTCGAAGCGCCAGTTGGTGTTCGCGAAGCGGGTGAGCGTGCGCGGCTCGAAGGTGCGCGATGCGTGCGCGATGTAGAGCACATCGCCGTTCTGCTGCACGGTGAGCGCGCAGGTGCCATCCGCGTTCGTGAGGTCGGCGATAGGGTACGGGCTCGGGATCTCGTAGATGTCGTCTTCGAGCGCGTACCAGTAGGTGGCGTTCGGCGGCGCGTTGCCCGTGGTGTTGGCGATGCAGTAGTAGTTCGTGCCGGCGGATGAGACGAGGTCGCCGGGCACGTAGGCCGCGCCGTTGTCGTAGGCGGCAACCCCGGTGACGAGGAGCGCACCGCGATTCGCCCCGACCTTGGTGAAGAAACGCACGTAGCCGTCGCCGAATTCGAGCGCGAAGGCCTGCGTTGCCGAGAACTCGAACTCGATGAGCCAACTGCGATGGGCGCTCTGCTTCACCTCCGAGATGAAGCGCAGGCCGCCGCGTCGGCGGGCGGGACCGGGCACCAGGTGGATGAAGTTCTCGGAGAGCTTGGCGCCCTGCAGGAACTTCGCAAGGTCTATTCGCCCATCGAGATCCGGCCCCAACTCCCCGGCGTTCGTGGAGGTGATGATCGGCGAGACCTTGCTCACGAGGTCCTCGCCATCACCCAGGTGTCGTCCCCTTGTGGTTCGCTCGCAAGCTCGAGCGCGTTGGCCGAGGCCGCCTCGCGGATGGCCTTGCGGTAGAGCACATCGCATGCGGCCTGCTTCTGCGTGGCCTGCGTGATCTTCTCGCAGGTCTGAAGCGCGAGGCTCGCCGCGAAGGCCATGTCGAAGGCGGGCGTGAAAAGTCCGGTGTCGGTGATGCGCGCGATGTAGCGGATGGCGAGCGGCGCCGGGAGGTTCGTGAGGAGCCTGCGGCCCTCGATCTGGTAGAGCGCGGCACCATTCGACCCGCGGTAGTCGCTCAGATCGACGACAGCGCGAATGTCGCCGCCTTCGATCAGCCGGATGAAGTTGCCCGGGAGCTGGTACTGGTAGGCGTAGTCGGAGTCGGGCGTCGAGGCGAGCGCGGGAAGCGAGGTGCGCACGATGCTGAAGCGCCAGCGGCGGCGGTTTAACTCCGCGTCGCGCACCGAGGCGAAAGCGAGGTTCATCTCCCGCGCTGAAAGCGTGTCTTCAGTGAGAGAAATGATGCTCGGGGCGCCGAGCATTTGAAGGGCGAGGTTCGCGATCTGGACTTCTGAGGCCGCCATGGCGTGCGAGCCTCAAGCCACACATCGGGGAAATTCAACGCCGCCCGCGCCGCCTCCACTGGATGATGCTCGCGCCCGGGCCGGCGCCAGCCACCGCAGCATCAATGGTCTGCTCCACCCAGTCCGACCAGGTGCTGTCCGTGTGATCCCAGACGCGAATCTCGAAAGCCGTTACACCTTCTGTCCAGGTGATCGAGGCGTCGGCGAGCACCTCGATGTCGGTTTCATCGAACTCGCCATCACCCGTGACGTTGCGCCACTGGACCTGGTCGTCCGCCTCGAGGTCCGGCACCGCGGTGATGCGCGGAACGCCCTCGGCAACGGAGGTGAGGTCGACGTAGTCAGATCCCGACTCGGCCGCGATGGTGATCGGATGCTCGTCTTCCTGGTCGTCGGTGTTAATGACCGCCAGGTCCGCCGCGCCGTGCTTCGGCCCGACGCCAGGCAGCGTCGGCATATCGAAGACGATGGTGTCCGCATCCTGGCTGTCGATGCTGACCGCGTAGGTTTCGGCGCCCTGGCGAACTTCAGCGGTCGCGGTGTCGAATGCCGCGCCGTCGACCTCGACGTTCGTCTGCTCGAGCGTGACCGTGTCGTCTTCGTCGACGTCGGTGATCGAGGGTGGGGCCGCGCCGCCGCCTTCAATGAAGGTGGCTTGGAAAACGATGGCGCGCGTGAGCGCGGCCGTCATCTCGAAGCTCACGTCGCCGGCGCCCGACACCGACTCGTAAAGCAGATAGCCTCGACTGCTCGGACCGCCCGCGGCTGGAGCAATGCTTTCGCCTGCGCCATCCATCGTGGGCGTCGAGCCTTGGAAGTTTGTAAACATGGCAGCGCCTATGAGAGCGCCTGCGGCCGTGGCCGAAACCGCCGCCGTGTCTATATTCGTTTCGGTGGCCCCTGCCGTGTTGTAGGTGGTGCCGAGAACATCCAGCTCGGGAGTTGCTGTCGTGCCGTGGAGCGCAAAGCAGGTGAGTTCGGCTGTGATGGAGCCATCGAACGTGACGGTGATTGCAGGCGTGCCAGCACCAGAGTTCTCAAACACATAGAACCATGAGCGCAGCGAACCGCCTACCGAATCCGTCGGACCTGCGACGGCTGCGGGCCATGACCCGTTGACCGAGTCGGAGAACGAACTCACCAGAGCCGATTCGTTGGTGCGGTTGAGTACGCCACAGACGATCGTGTCGCCGGCCTGAATCGCTGCGCCGAGAGTCGTTGTGATGTCTGTATCGGTGTCGTTGTTGCGGGCCGCGGTGCTCGCGACAACGGTTATCGAGGCTTGCGCGAAGCCCGCGAGTAGCAGCCCGAAGAGCAGTGTTATCAGTCGGCGCATATTTCTGCTCCGTGCGTGCAGTCCGCGCCGCCCTCCTGCAGGCCCGTGGTGTCGTCGACGATTCCGGAGGTACCCATGTCGTTATTCGCGCCCACGGTGATCGTCACCCCGGCGCCGTCGTCGTCGACGCCTGCGGCCGGGCTCGTCTGCGTGCCGTCGTGCTCGAAGGAGTCCCAGTCGAATAGAAAGAGGCCAGTGGCAACGCTGGACCCTTGCGCCCGGTGATGGTTCGCCTTCCAGCTGTTGCGCCTCGATTCGACGCCCAGCACGCAGCCGCCGGCAGAACCCTTCAGGTGCAGCGCGTATCCGGAAGGCAGCGAGCCGCTCGTCACCCAGCGGTTGTGCATGAACTCGATGCGCTCGCGGGTCCAGGGCGGGCCGCTGTTGATGCAGTCGATGGTTGAGATCGGCCCGGAGTTGCCCGTACCGACGTTGAAGGCGAACCAGTAGTCGTTCTGGTCAGCGCCGCCCTTGATATACCCCAAGCCCTCGGTGTTGGAGCTGTTTGTGACGGTGTTCGACTGGATCACCTGGTGACAGGCCGAGAAGAACAACATCGGCATGAAGTGATCGAAGTCGTCGAAGGTGTTGCCGATGACCGCGCCCCAGTCCGCGCAGCTCGCGCCCAAGGCGTAGTGAATGGCGGCCGAGTTGCTGCCTTCATCCGCCGCCACGCTCGTGCCATCGAACGAATTGAAGGCAATCACGCCGTACTGGTAGGCGCCGGAGGAGCCGTGGATGTAGTTGTTACGCTCCTGCGTACCGCCGCCGCCGGACTCGTCCATGAACGGGTTTTGCCAGTTGAACCCGATTATCGAGAAGTCGGTGCCGCCGTCGCTCGGATTCATGTTTGCGCCGAGGCTGTTGCCGGCCGACCCCTGCAGCGTGCAGCCGCCAATCGTGGTCGAGACCCAGACCCGCGGCTTGTTGGCGTTCAGGCGCAACTTGGTGTTGTTGGTGGCGTAGCTCGCGCTCTGCCCCGCGATCGTCAGCGTGCCGCCGAGGCACAGAACCTGTCGACCCTGCCAGGTGGTGTCGCTGATGTTCGGACCGACGATGTCGCCAAGCTCGTTGTACGGACTCGTCCTCGAGCCGTCTCCGCCGCCGGCGGCGCCGCCGTCTATGTAGACGAAGTAGGTCGCATTGTCGCGGCTGATGACCTCCCCGGCCCACGTGCGGTTGACCGTCGTACCGCACTGATCCTCAACGTCGATATCGACCGTGACCGACTCGACCGTGGGATTCGTGACGGTGAGCACCCACCGATCCGCGCTGTCGTAATCGTTTTCGACGGTCATTCCGGTGAAGCCGGAATTGATCGTGACGTGGTACGGCGGGCAGCCGCCGACTATCCCGAGCGGAATTTTGCGCGTGTAGGTCGACGGCAAGCGCTTGTGGTACGCGTATGCCGCCGGCCCGCTGTCGCCTTGCGGATACCAGACCGCAAGCGGCGTCGTCGCTTCCTGATAGTTACCCGCCGGTAGCTGCCATTCGTCGCCAGGCGCCTGCTCCGGATTCGAATAGCAGCGGCCTAAGACGCAGGTCGCGTCATCGGAATCGAAGTTGGTGGCGGCCGGGACTTTCTCAGCGTGGCCGGGCGGCGAGAGCAGCGCCGCGGCGAGGAGCGGGAGAAGCCGGAGGAGTTTGTTGAAGGTCATGCGCAGGCCGCCTTGGGACCGCGCGCTTACGTCGTCTGGCGCGCGATCAACGTAAGGGTGAGGTTGGTGCTGCCGTCGCCTTGCGTCGTGCCTGGGCGCACACAGAGCGGCGCTTCGATGGGGGTGGCGACCTCGTCATCGCCGAGGACGATCGCGTCGCCTGCGGCGTCGTGCAGCGGTCCCCAGTTCGTGCCGTCGTTGGAGCCCTCGATCGGAACTCCGCCTCCGGTGCCCGGGGTGCCGGTCACCTGGAAGGTCATGTCCGCACCGGGTACACAGGCGCCGGCGCCGACATCGGCCGAGGCCTGCGTCAAGCCAGCCCACACCACGCGCGTGACGCCTTTGAAGCCGTCGACGTTGTAGGTGACGGTCGCCGCGCGCGTGGCTGTGACAGCAGGCGTCGCGACGAGGAGCGTCAGCGCTGCAGCGAGAGCCAGGTGCTTGAGGTGCTGGCGCATGGGCCCTCAGGCGATCGGACTGGTTTCGGTGGCCTCGAGGTAGGCGAGGATCGCGCGCACGCCGATGATGACGGACAGCTTGTCCGTGTAGATCGTGTCGGCAACGCGCAGCTCGACGGCCTCCGAGGACGTCGAGGAGCCTTCCGTCACCTGAGACGCAAGGCCCTCGCCCTGGATCACGCTGTAGAAGCGGTCTGCGATGTTCCTTCTCCTTACCCGCTGAAGTGATTGGACTTCAGTAGATTCAAGCGCGCCGGAACCACTCGCAGGTTGTTCTCGACATGCAGACCGCTCACGTTCTTTCCTTTCAAAGGCACGATGTGATCGACGTGATGCTTCACGCCAGTCAGCTTTGTGCGCAAACGCGCGCAGTCGTAGATTTCAGAAATGATGAACCGGTTGGCCCAAGACGGCGTCTGTCTCTTCTGTGTCGCCGTACGCTCTTGGTTACGCGCATAGATGGACTCGCAGTTGGTCGCTCGCTTTCTGACATCCTGTGCGCGGCGCTTTTCTGGATTCGCTTTCCGCCACTTGTTGAGTCGCTCTCGCTGGCGCCCTGAGGCTGCGTCCTTGGCCTTGTTCGCAGCGTTCGTGCTCTTGAACCGCTCCGCATTGCGAGACTGCCATTTGCGAGTTCGAGCAATGTGGCATGGCTTGCACGGCGCCATCAGCCCCGTGGTCGCCTTCTTGTCGAGATAGAAGGACGCTGCTGACTTGATCTCCCCACAAGCTGAGCACTTCTTTTCTGGCACGACTGCCATTAGAAGCAGTACTCCACGTCGAGCTTGTGCGAGACCGCGTCCGCCATGATCTCGGAGACGGTCGCCGCGATGTCGTAGTCGCGGCCCGGGTCGGCGGTGAGGCCGATCACCTGCCACAGCGGCAGGAGCGACTCGGCGAAGGTGTACTCGCCCGACTCGTGCGTGATGTCGACCGCGGCGAGAGCACCGCCGCCCGGATCGATCGCCGAGGCGAAGAGGTCCGCGTCCACCACCGCGCCGCCGTTCTCGGCGGTCTGGTAGAGGCCGACGTTGAGCTGGCCGGTCGCGCCTGAGGCCGCCGACCAGAAGCGCAGCGTCTTGATGATCGCGTTCGACGGCACCCGCACGTAGCGGTACGTCGAACCGACATCGTCGGCCGCGGAGTTGGTGACAACGCCGGTCGTACGCTTCACTTCCGCGCCTGCGATGCCGGAGTTGTTGATGACGCGCGGCGTCGCGGTCGCGTTGGTGACCTGGCCGGATTTCAGATGTACGACTGCCATGGACTTTTTCCTTCAGTTGCTGATCAGGGGCCGCCTTAGCGGCACCAGATGCGGATCACGCGCTCTTTCTCGAGCCGCGTGGCGCCGCCGGTCATCATCACGTAGGCCTGCCATGGCAAGCCCTGCAGGTCCTTGCGCTGGCTGATGTCGGTCACCTGCGTCTGCCAGGAGCCGTAGTGCATGCCGCGCTTGGTCCACATCGGCACTTGGGTCGAGGTGCCCGCGGCATCGTCGGTGCCGGTGGTCAGGAGCTCGGTCTGCTCGATCTCGACGCCGAGGAAGCGCTTGACCATGCCGTCGACCAGCACCGGCTTCTCGTTGAAGTCGAGGCTGATGATCTGGATCTCGTTCAGGAGGTCTTCTTCCTCCTCGGCCGTGATCGCCATGTAGATCTGCTCGGTGCGCTTCACGTAGGCCTTGCGCAGGCGCTTGATGCCGCGCTTCATCTTCGCGACGTTGAGGCCCGAGGCGGCACCTCCGATACCCACCGAGACGTTCTGGCCGCCCGAGGATTCGAGCGTGGTGCCGAACTGCTCGGTGGTGCCCGCGTTGACACCGGTCAAGGCATCCGCGAAGAAGGCGGCGACGATGTGCCGCTCGCGGCGGCGCTCGGCTGCGAAGTGCGCGTTCTGCACGTACTTCGATTTGGGGTCCGTGAGGAGCTTCAGCGCATCGAACGTGTCGAGCAGCTGGTTGATGTCGCTCGAGGTCGGGAACACCCAGCGGCGGTTTGCCGGGGAGTCCGTGCGCGGCATCGCGGCGAAACGGGTGGTGATGTCGTTCATCTCGGCAGCGCCGATCTGATCGACGGGGGAGGCCTTCTCGCCCGAGTGGCTGCCTTGCTCGACCCACTTCATCAGGACGCACTGCTCGATCTGCAGCAGGAAGTCGATGTTGCGCGAGAACTCGGTGAAGTAGTGGCTGGGGACGTTGACGCCGGACATAAAAATTCACTCCGAAAAACGGTTTGGTTCTGCGTTTCTCGAAGTGGCTTGTCCGTGAGGGGCCCCTTCTTGCCGATTACGCCGGCCAGGCGGAGAGCTTTGTCTCGGTCAGCGGGGGGCAGGTCCTGCGCCTTGTCCGCCTTCGATCTGCTGATCCCTCCGGGTGGTTAGCCCGGAGGGCGTGAGAGCAGGTGCCGCGAACATTCGTGGCGGTGAATTGGGAATGTCAAGCAGTCGCAGCGATGGCGCCGTAGCGGGCAACCGCTTCGTCCCACTGCTGGGCTGTGATTTCGCCCTTGTTGCGCTTCGCGCGAAGCTCATCGAGTTTCTCGCGAGCCTGCGCGGCCGTGGTGCCCGAGCCATCACCTGGCGGCACAGCCTTCGTGCCCAGCGCCGTTGCGCCCTTGTGGAAGCGGCGCAGGACATCGGCGTCCTTCGACATCGCGGCGATCTCGTCCTTCGTGAAGCCCATGTGACCCATGAGGGTCACGGCAAGCCCGTGGTTCGCATCGTGCGCGGTGCCCCACTCGGCCTTGAGCGCGGCGAGGTCGGTAGCGGACTTCGCCTCCGCAGCCGCGTTCGCATCGGCCAGGTTCTTCGCATCGTAGTCGTTCACGAACTTCGCGAGCGCCTGGGCGGCAGCCTTCGGTACGCCGTTCTTGTGCAGCTCCACGACGAGCGCCTTCTGGAACGCATCGGGTTCGGTGGCGCCCGGGTACAGCGGTAGCTCGTATGCGTCGGCGCTGTCTGGCACGCCGAGCCGTGAGCGAATGGCCTTCCAGCCTTCCGCATCGGCCTCGTCCTTGGGCCAGGCGACGCCGCGGCCTTCCTTGAAGGCGCCGTTCAGCGCTTCGAGATTCTTGTACGAGGTGATGATGTCGTCGGTCGACTTCCAGCCCTTGCCGGTGACGTAGTCCTTGTGGGCATCGCCGTAGGTGAAGGCGGGTGGTGCCGGGGGCGGCGGTGGCGGTGCGGGGTTTGGTGCGCCACCTGCGCCACCTTCACCACCAGCAGCGGCCATGAGTCGCGAGAGCAAGTTAAGACTGCGCAGATTCATTGTCGGGTTCCTCCGTCTTGAATGGGTGGGTTTCGTTCAGGCCGAGGTGCAGCATGATGCGTCGGAAGACATCGACGCAGCCGTCGCGGTAGGCCATCTGAATCGGGTCGGCGCGGCCATGGCCGTCGCGGACGATTGCTCCCTCGTTGATGCGCGCGAATTTCTGCAGGTCCGCAAGGACGATGTCGGCGTCGAGGTGCGGCGTCGTGCGATCGCCGCAGAAGGTACGTTTGTAGGCGAGCGCGCGGCGCGCCAGCCGCTCTTTCTGCTTCATACCGGCGCGAGGACGGGTGAGCCGCCGCGCAGCTCGCTCGCCTTGGCGGCGTTTAAGGCTGCCTGGCTGAGTTCCGGCGCCACTGCCGCTGCCGCGACCTCGGCTTCGTCCGCATCTTGCGCGGCACCCATCGCCTCGATTTCATCCAGGCTCCGAAGAAGTTTGGCCGGCACGCCGCTGATCTCCGCCAACTCGCGCAGCATCTCAGGCGCGCGCAGCACGTTCAGGGCCTTCGGGTCCACCTTGCCGGCAGCCTCGGCCACTTCGAACGTGCGCAGGATCGCGACACCGTCCTGGGCGCGCATGGTGCGAGCGAGGGGCGATGTGTACTCGGGCTCGACCTCATCCCCTGCTTCCATGAGCTGGCGGGGCATCTGCGGCAGGAGCGCGCCGTTTAGCGCCATGTTGCGCCGGTGCAGGATGCCGCGCTCGCGCTTAATCAGCGGCCCCAGGTCCTCGCCCACCAGGCGGTTGTAGACAGGGGCGATGTTGATCGAGCGCATGCGGGCGAGCTCGAACACCTGCGCCGCGGTCTCTACGTTCTCGTTGACGATCATCGACCAGAGCGAGGTCAGGAACGAATCGTCCACATCGCCCTTCTCGAGCTGCATGAGCTCAAGTCCCAGCGGGATGTTCGCACCCGTTTTGAACGGGGCGGCGAGCACAGAGCCATCCGATGACAGGCCACCGTAGTTGAGCGCGCTCGACTTCAAGTTGAACTGGCCGAGCACGCCCTCGTCGGTGAGCAGCACTGGCGGGTCGACTTCCTTCTGGCCTGCGCGAAGGATGGTTTTCTTCTGCTCCTGCAGCGTCATGATCGCGGGCCAGCACTCCATAGCAGGCGATCTTGCGTAGGTTTCTCCCACCGCCACCGAGTAGCGCGAGATCGACCAGGGCCACTCGGGATATCCGCCGTGCTCGACAATGGACTTGTCATCGAGCGACAGAAATTCGTAAGCGAAGGGCATGCCCGCCGCGTCTATGCGGCCCGAGATGCGCTCCTCGTTCGGGCGGGTGCAGTGAATGAACGCCCAGGTGTCGAAGGGCTTCGAGCTCATCTCGCCCTTGAGTTTCGCGGAGAGTTGATCGCCGAAGCGCTTCACGGCATTGCGGCCGGAGATGTTGAACTTGCGGTACAGCGTGTCGATGCGCCCGTAGGTGTCCTCCGCGTAGGTGATCTCACGCATGTGGCAGGAGAGATACTTGGCTCCAAAGCCCATCACCTCATCGACGAAGAGCACCGCGTTGCCGAAGGCGCCAATGTTCAGGTAGTTCTTCGAGCGGTTCGCCGCGAACATCGACTCGAAGCGATAGCGCGCCTTGAACAGGGCCTTCGTTTCAGCGTCGAGGTACTCGTCGACCTCCTGATCCTCGGTGAGCTCATCGGACTGGCTCTCGAGCCCGTGCCAGCGCTGCGTGAGTGGCGTCGCCATGTCTTCGAGGATGGCGGCGAACTTGCGGTTGTTCTTCGCGGCCGTCGCATCGAAGAGGCGCTCGGTGCGCTTCGTGCCCTCAGCATCGATGGTCGTGAACTGCGCGTCGGCGGGAAGCACCCGGTAGGCGATGTCCTGCCACCAGGTGTCGAAGTTCGCCCGACGCGATTCGAGCAGCGCCTGGTGCTTGATGATGGTGTCGGCGTCGTCGCTCATCCGCCGAGCAGGACTTTCGTGCCAACGGTGGGAGCAGCCGCATCGCCCGCCTGGATGTTCGCGAGCGTACCGCGCCGGCGGCGGATGCGATCGGTCTCCTGGCGCTGAACGCGGGCCTCATCGACGGTCGGGGGTTTCGGCGTCTTGTCCTTCTTCTCGACGTGGCGGCTGAATACGCCGCGGACCAGGTGCTTGTCCTTGCCTCCGCCACCACCACCGAGGAGCGAGCCGCCAGCGAGAGTTGTGAGTGACATGGCGGCGGAGACTCGCGCCGCTCATCGGCGAAATTCAAGTGATGGCGTAGCGGTGGCGCGCCTTCTCTGCCTGCTCGAGCTCGCGCAGTAGGCGGGCCGAGGAGTTCCCGTAGTTGTGGGGATCATCCTTGCGCAGCCGCTCGAGGTCATCGCGGATCTGCTCGGGGGTTCTACGAGTGGGCGTACTTTGGTCGGGAGCCATGGTCTTTCCTTTCGGCCCGAATGAGGAGTTTCCCTTCGCCGCCACCCAGCATGCCGTATTCGTTGGCCTCGATTATGTGCGAGTAGAAGTTTTTCACCGGCTTGTCGTGGTAGCGCTCATCGCCAGCGACCTGCACGCGCGCGAAGTGGTAACCGCCTGAGAATCCCTTTCTGGCGGTGCGCATGTCGGGGTGGATGAGGAAACCTGGTTGGCCATCGATCAGCTTGCCCATGGGCACGGCGATAGCCTCGCGGCGCAGTGTCGGGTCGTTGGTGTGCGCCGGCTTTGCGTGTATGCCACATGCCTTGAGCATCTGAAACGGTGTCGACTCGTCGGCCTGCGACTCCCCGGTGCCCGCAGGATCGCCCGTGATTGCCTCGAAGACATAGCCAGGCAGGTGCTGGGAGATGAAGGCCTGCAACTGCTCACCGAAGCGCTTTGCGCCCATGTGCTCGGTGACGATCTCATGCCGCCAGCGCCATCGCCCCACGAAATCTCGCTGCCCGATGGCGGCTGCTGGTGTGAGCCCGAAGTCGATGCCAGCAAAGAGCGGAAGCCTTGGGTCGAACTCAAACTCGCGGCAATGGATGCTGTCGACGTACTCAGGGAACACAGGCTTTCCGTCGAGCACAAAGCCGTATTCGCCCTTCACGTAGACCTTGATCCACTCCTCTCGTTTGCCAGCCATCAGGTTCTGGTAGTAATTCGGCGGCAGGTTGCGAATGTTCTCGGCATCCTGCGCCAGCGCGCTCGGCTGCTTGAAGATGCTCCAGCCGCTTGGCCGGTCCTCCTCGAAAATCCGATACCACCAGTGATCGGTGTCGGGTGGGTTCGTGTCCATGATGATTCCGAACCAGGACGCGCCGCCATCCTTCATCGACGGATACCGACCTACGCGGCCTGTTGCCATGTCCACCACGGCCTTCGGTATCTCGCGCGCCTCGTTGAACCAGAAGCCTGTCGCCTCAAGGGACAGCAGCTTCTTCACGTCCTGCGGGCGATCGAGGGCGCGAAACATCACCTCGGCATCCACATCCTCGAAGCGCCAGGTGTACGTCATGTCCTGCCAGTCCATGTGGCCGCGCAATCCCTCAGGGAACCAGGACAGGAACGTTTTCACGGTGGTGTCGTTCAGTTCGCGGTAGGTGTTGCGCACCACGACCCAGCGCGACTTTCGAATTCCATCTGGACCGCGCCGCTGATTCACGCAGCGTTTGTAGACCTCCATGACGCAGCCAGTGGACTTGCCTGAGCCGATCGGCCCCATGATGCCGCGCACGAAGTCGTCGCAGAGCATGAAGCGGCTGACGGTGCGCGGGGCTTCGTAGCGAAAGCTCACTGCGCGTTTATGATGATGGTGGCTGGGGCGGCAAGGTCCTTTCCACCGGCCCCTGTGTGCTCTATGGCGGCAAGTTTCGGGTGAACGAATGGCGCCGCGCTCTTTGCGGCCTCAAGCCTCACAGCATCAGGCTGCTGCTCGTCTCGCAGCAGTTTCAGCATGAAGTCGAGCGGTGTGAGTCCGCTTTTGGCGATCTCTGCAGCTTTGGCTGCCGTCGCCCTGTTCGGCCTTCCCTTGCGCGAACCGCCTCCGGTTTTCGTACCCTTCGCCATCGCACTTCATCTCACTTTGCGACTCGGTCTTTGCGCTGCTCGACGAGACGCCCGAGACTGGCGAGATGCTTCCGCGCAGCAGCCACATCGTCTTCGCCATAAAGGCGGCGCCCCCAGTTATCCCGGACGGGGGAGACGACGCCCTTACCGTCGAGCCGCCGCAACTGCCAATCGCTGCATCCAATTTCGAATGCGGCACGCTGGATGCCCATGTTCTTCATGCGACCTCCGGCTGACCACCGAGCACGCCATCGGTTTCCTCGGCCGGCATCATGCCCTTCACCTTGCCCGCCAGGTAGCGGCTGACCCCTGAGCGGTTCGCCTTGCCGCGCGCCGATGAGTTGTCGCCGAGCTCCTGCATCACGTAATCGGCGACGCGCAGCAGGATCTCCTCGCCCTGCTTGCCGCGCAGCATCTCGACGACGTGCTCGTTGCCATCGAGCGTGGAGATGAACGAGCGCAGAGATGCCAAGTCGCGCGCCATCATGCGCAGAACACGTCCACGGATGACCTCGACCATTGCCAGGCGTTGGGTCTCGTGGTGTTTCGGTTTCGTCTTTGCCATTTGCCCTCCTATTGCCGGTGACGTGCGGCCGGGGCATCCGGCAGCAGGATGGATGATTTCTTGCCCTGCTCGCGAAGCTGGACGGCGCGCTCGTTGTACGCCCAGGCCATCGAGTCGCCGAGTTCGGCCACGCTCAGGATTCCCTTGTGCAGCAGCAGCTGGATGAGGCCCACGAGCGCCGCCTGCGACTGCTGCGCCTGACCGAATGCGGCGACCGCGACCTCGGCGCCCTTCCAGCCCTGAATGCGATCGCGCGCGGCTTCGGCACATGCACGAGCCGCGATCTGCTCGGCGGTCGCGTCGTCGGGGAGTTCTTTCGAGAGGTCCATGAATGCTCCAGTGGTTAGAACGGATTCGCCGCCGGCTGCGGCGCGTCGAGCGTGAGGCCTCGCTGCTGGTGGAATTCGCCGAGTTCGCGCAACTCGATCGCCATCAGCCCCTTCGGCCGCACCGGCCCGCGCACGATAAGCAGCTCGTCGATGGCGCTCAGGCTCACGCTCGTCTCGGAGCGCGCATTGCCGTTGTGGTCGATCACCTGCAGGTTGACCATCGAGTCACCCCACACGCCTTGAGCGCCTCATCCACGCTCGTCACGACGTGATAGCGGGTGCTGTTGGCCTTGAACCATGCCTGGATGGGGCGCAATGATTCTCTGCGGCCGGGGACTTTCACCTCGAGGTAGACGACCTTCATGTCAGCTCGACTCACGGCGTAGATGTCGATGTCGTTTCCGCGTTGCGGGTCGCAGTGGGCGGCGGAGAGCGCGTTGTAAATGGCGGGCTCAGTGGCGTCACGCTTTCGGGCGAATCTCACGTGCGTTTCTTCCAGTACCAGGCTATGAGGCTTACTGCCATTGAAAAGCAGATGATGGGTTGGTAGGTCATGCGCGCTCCACGAATGGCACAACAGGGCTGTAGGCGTCGGAAGGTAGATAGCGGATGGGGCCTTCTAACTGCCGGGCTTTCAACTGGCGGCTGTCTTTGTCGTACCAAAGCGGCACCGTGCCTATCCAGTTCGAGTCTCCACGCTGCTTCCAACACTTCAGTTCGTTCGTGTGCAGCTCGCCATGCTTGCGCTCGAGAGTCAGCACGAGATCGGCTTGCGCCACGATGTCCTGAGCTCCGCGAATGTCGTAGAGATCCATGGGGGCGCGGGAACTTGCGGTCTTGCGAGGATGCGCCACGAGGTGAATGTGGGCAGAAGTCAGACGCGCAAGTCTTCCCAGCATGTTCCCCATTTCGCGCTGCCCCTCGTAATCGTCGAGGGCCAAATTCAGGCGCATCAGCGAGTCAATCACGATGTGCGAAAAGCCGAACTTGTCGCATGCAAATCGGATGATTCCCATGAGGATGACGGGATCAATGGCCTCCGTGGAGTCAAACACCCAAATCTTGTTTTCCATCCAGTCGATGGCCCACTGGCGCTGATGTTTGTTAGGCGAGCGCGTGCATGAGGCCATCATGATGAACTCGCGCCACACGTCGTCGGTTTCTTCCTCCAGCGAGATGAAGCAGCACCGATGGTTGTTAGACGCTGCGTGCAGCATGAGCTGGCGAAGGAATGCCGTCTTGCCGCTGAATGTGGGGCCAGACCAAACCGAAACACGGCGCGGCATGAAGCGCACGTAATCGTTCACGCCTTCCCACGGAAGCGAAAGGCCATCGGAGAGCGGCGGGCGGAATTGCTCAACCAGATGCTCGGCAGTCGTTGACGGCATGATGCGGGTCACGCCGTGTTTTTTGCCAAGATCCATCAGCCAGTCGTGATCATCCTTGGTGACCGTGAATTGTTGCCCGTCTTGCTTCACAGAACCTCCATCCGTCGCCGGCCGTAGGTGTCCGCGATCACCACGAGATCCGCGACCTCGTCGATGCGTTTGGCGACCTCCACGACTTCGCCGAACGGCTTCGCGGTGCGTACCAACACGTGAAGGCCGCCGAACGCGCTCACGTCCTCAGCGATGTCTGCGAGCGGCACGTGGCAGAAGCGGTTTTTGTCCGCCCACTCCCGCGCGTGACCGGAGTCACCGACGACAACCAGGTCTTCGGGTTTCTGCCCGCGACGGCGAACGGACTCGAGCATGGCGAGTCCCCACAAGCTACGAGAGCCTGAGCGTTTCGAGGCCATTCGCCTCCCCCCTTGGTTTTCCGAATGCCAGCCCTGCGTCGATGTGCTTGGCGTCCCTCAGCATCACCTCGATGTCGTCGTACTTCGTTCCGGAGTCGTTCTTGCCCATGTGGTGCGGCGAGTTTTTGTAGCCCGAGATCGACGCGAGCAAATCGGCTTCGCTGTAGTGCTTCAGGGCTTCGGCGATCAGCCGTTTTCGTTTCCCGTCGAGCTGGGCCTTGTGGTGACCGTGGGTGGTGCGCCAATGGTCGAAGACTCTGGAGACGGTCTCCGAGGGAAGATGACGCGAGTGACCGTTAGTCGTCCCGCTCTGCGGGACATAGTTCCCTTCCCTGTTCCCTTCCTTTCCTTTCCCTTCAGGGCGGAATGATTCCGGAGGATTCCCGAATTTCTCCGGAGGATTCTTTGATTCCTCCCAAGTGATTGTTAGAGAAGAGATTCTGCTAGGAGTTGGATGGCTCACCCTCTGGTGGTCGTTGAAA